GCTCGTCTTCCAAACTCTTCTTCAAAGTGGATTGACGAATCTGGTGCAACTTACACAGAGCTATAATTCTTCCCCTGCCCCCTGCGATACGGATATATAGAATAGTTATTATTGTGAAACCTTTTAAGAATTACATGTATAACTATTGAAAGTTTTTTAAAGATTAAAGACATTAACGTAAATTAAAGCAATTAAAGACATGGCAGATTTTGACATTTTTAACCTCAGCGTATCAGACGTTGAAACTCATGAAACAAAGAGCTCAAGCTCTACAAATGAGATCTACAAACCATCAGCAGACGATGGTAAAGACGGAACTTACAAAGCACTTATTCGTTTTGTTCCAAACCCAACAAACCCAAGAAATTCATTAGTTAAAAAGTATGTACACTGGCTAACTGACGCTAACGGCGATGGAAGACTTATTGATTCACCTTCAACGGTAGGAGATAAGTGTCCAATTGCAGATGCATTCTTCAAACTTCGTAAGAGTGATTCAGCAGTAGACCGTAAGATGAGCGACAAGCTTAAGCGTAGAGAACAGTATTACTCACTTATTAAAGTAGTGAAAGATCCTCAGAACCCTGAATTAGAAGGTACTTATAAAGTATTTAAATTCGGTTACAAAATTAAAGAGAAGATCGAAGAAGAAACTAAACCTGCATTTGGTGAACCAACTCAGATTTATGATTTATTCGAAGGAAAGAACTTTGAACTTATTATTACTCGCCAAGGTGAATATAATAACTATGATAAGTCTAAATTCTCTGCAACTAGATCAGCTATTGCAATTGATGGAAAACCAGCTGAAAGAAACCAAGAAGCTATGACATCTATTAAAGGTGAATTAGATACAGCACCATCTTTAGATCCTTATGGATATAAGAAATGGGATGCTGAAACTCTTGACTTTGTCAATGGTATTTTAAGACAATATCTTAACCCTGGTTCTTCAATGGATTCTGTAATTTCTACACCGAAACCAGCTGCTAAAAAAGCAGCAGTAAAAGAAGCAGCTCCGGTAACAGGAAATGATGCTAACTTTGAATTCCCTGACACAATGACAGCGACTCCAACGGCAGCAGAAACAAAATCTTCAACTGCATCAGCAGATAGCGATGATCTAGATTCTTTCTTAGATGAAATCGGAATCTAAAAAAATCACAGAAGATTTAAAGCAGAAGGTCAGAAGTTTAGTTAAACAAGTTTGTGTAAAAGAACATACTGACCCTAACAAACACATGATTAAGGAAATGCCAGGTCGTTTAAACCTGGCATGCCCTTATTGTGGTGACTCACATGGTGAAACTCATAAGAAAAGAGGTAATCTATATTGGGCAACGTTACAATTCCACTGCTTTAATTGTGGACAACACTCAGATCTATATGGTTTTCTAAAAGATCATCACCTAAAATTCCAAGATACTCAAGATTCTATTACAATTATAGAATATATTAAAGAACACAAGGTATCTGTTAATGAAGTAGACACTCTACAACATGGTGTATTTAAAACTTTATATGATTTATCACCTACAAGAAAGGAACTTAAAGAAGTTTTTAAACTTGTAGAAATAGAACCAGGCGATCCTGCCTTTTTCTATTTAAAGAACAGGTTTTTACATAAGAAACTTAATCACTTCTTATATTCTCCCAAAGATAAAAGAATCTTAGTTTTAAACTTAGCACCTGAAGGTAAAGTTATAGGATTTCAAAGTAGATCTTTAAGAAAAAGTAAAAACACAAGATATTTAACATACGATATAGAAAAGATATATCAGGAAATGAATAAAGAAATACCTCTTCAGGATGAACAGCTTATATCCTCTAAGAAGCTATCAACTTTGTTTGGTATCATGACTGCAAACTTCCAAATGCCTTGTACGGTATTCGAAGGACCCTTAGATGCCTTATTTATGCCTAACTCTATAGCATTGGCGTCTGTAACTAGATCAACTGAAGAATTAGACGAAATTCCAACAATACGATATATGTTTGATAACGACGAAGCAGGAAAATCAAAGATGATGCAAAAATTAAAAAGAGGTAAAGAAGTATTTACATGGGACAAATTTCTTTCTGAATCTAAGATGGATAAATATCCTAGCAAGATTAAAGATCTAAACGATCTAGTTATCGCTGCTTGGAAAACAAAAAATAAATGTTTATCTACAATGGATAAGTATTTTAGTAATTCACGACTAGATGCTTATTACTTATGATAGACGATTACGTACAAATGGTAAACGACGAATTAGATCAATTCGAAGAAGATGGAAAAAGACACAAAAATCTAAAAATGATTATTGGGTTTGCAGCCGCTGATTTATCACATGATGAAAAAGAAATTAAAATAACTCCTAAATATAAGAAAAAATTTAAGAGTCAAGTTTATATTAAGAAGAATACTAATAACAACTCATTATTCTAAAAAAACACCACATGGCAGAACAATCAAACAAATCTAAGATTGTACAATTAGACGAATATTTAGCAAAACAAAGATCAGAATGGACTTTAAAGATTAAAGAACTTACTGAAAACTTAAAAGAAGGTATTAACCTAGAAGATGTTAGCGCATACACATTAAGTTATAGGCAAATATTAGTTGAAAATTTAGCAACCATTGGTGGTAAAATTAGAACGCAGAAAGGAACAGTAGACAAGTTATATAAACAAAAATGGATTGAATATTATAAGTTTGATTATAAGATAACAGATAAACAAAGAGAACGTTTTATTGATGCAGATCTTTCAGACGATAAGCAAATTTTGGATTTACTTGAAAGCCAAAAGGCCTTTATTGAAGGCTCAGTAAAAACTCTCGACAATATGGGCTTTGCAATAAAGAATCGCCTTGATATTTCGAGACTGTAAAAAAAGTTAAATGAAAATTGATTTTAACTCTAACGGATGATAATCAATTCTTACGAATTGATGAAGCAGAGGAACTTGAACTAGAGCAGATTAAAATATCTTTAACTAAAAGAATTGATAGTTGGAGATTTAATCCTTTAGTCAAGAAAGGAATATGGGACGGATATGTTTCATATATCAAAGACGATAAGTGGATTCCCGCTGGTCTTTGGCGATACGTTATGCTTATTTGCAAGGAATATAAGTTTGATCTTAAACTTAATGGAATTCAAAGACTATTTGATAGAAACATAGGAGCCGAATCATTTGAAGCATGGGCTTTAGAATTTTTTGAGGGTAGCAAATTTGTTCCAAGGGATTATCAAATAGAAACTGCATTTAATATCCTAAAGTTTAGGAGATGTTTAGCTGAATTAGCAACGTCTGCTGGAAAAACACTTATTAGCTTTTTAACAGTAGCTTATATGTTAGAAAAAGAAAGAGCAGAGAAAATACTATTTATAGTTCCTAATGTTTCTTTAGTTGTACAGGCTCATGAAGATTTCCACGAATACAATAATAAGAATAGAATAAAACTAAAGATACAACAAATATATGCTGGTCAGAAAATAAAGTCAGACCGGAATGTAGTAATAGGTACATATCAATCCCTAGTTAAAAAGCCCAAAGAATACTTTCAACAGTTCGACGCTGTTATCGTAGATGAAACCCATAAGGCGAAATCTAATTCTATTAAGACTATATTACAAAAATGCACTAACGCAAAATATAAGTATGGTTTATCGGGTACAATTCCCAAAGATGGATCTTTAGACAAGTTAACACTAATGAGTCAAACGGGTCCTGTAATTAGCGAAGTTAAGGCTGCATTTTTACAGAGCCAGGGTCACATCGCTAAATGTAAAGTAAAGGTAATTGAAATGAATTACGCACCTGATTCCGCCAAAAAGGCATTTGAAGAATTAGCATTTAATAAGTATGATAGGAAGGATGTTTTTCAACTAGAACAAAATTACATTATTAATTCTTTTGGTAGACTTAATTTTATATGTAATGTCGTTGGCAAGGTTCCTAGAAACTCTCTGGTTCTGTTTCATAGGATAGAACATGGTAAAAAAATATACGAACAACTTCGCCAAAACTCAGATAAAAGAGTTTTTTATGTAGATGGAGGAACTGATAAAGATATTAGAGAAGAATATAAGAAGAAAATGGAAGCAGGAGATGAAGTAGTTATTGTAGCGAGTTATGGTACATTTTCTACTGGAATTTCCATTAAGAAAATACACAATATATTCTTTACAGAGTCATTTAAGTCCGAGGTGATCATCAGGCAGTCAATTGGTAGAGGTCTAAGGCAGCATGAGTCTAAAGAAGCTGTATTAATTATCGATTTTGTAGATGACATTAGAACCGACGAATGGGACAATTACCTATACAAACACAGTAAAGCTAGACAAAAAATTTATAAACAAGAGAAATTTGAGTATAGTATTAAGAAAGTCAAATTTGACGGAGATATATAGAATAACGAAACTAAATTAAATAAACATTAAAAATGGCAAAAGTTAATAAAATTTCTTCATTTAAATCGTTTACAGAGATTAGAAAACAGGAATCTGTTAGTAAACTTAGAGAAGAAAACAATTTAAAAAGACAAGAATCAGTTGGTAAAATAGCTGCTATTCTAGATGAATTAGGATTAACTTCTTTCGAAGGTTTAGAAGAAGATCAGAAAGAATCAATTATCTCAAAAATATTTGGAGATGTTTCAGAAGAAGAAATAGCTGAAATAGAAGTAGAGGTAGAAGATGTTACTGCATCAGAAGAAGTTACTGAATCAGACGAACCAAAATGTACTAATAAAAAAGGACATTTATATAAGCAAATTGACAAGGACGGAACGGTAGAATGCGTACACTGTGGTCTAAGAAATTCATTAAGCGAATCAGTGATTACTGAAGCTAAGACCGTTACTAAAGCAGCAATTGAAGAAATTGGTGATTTTAGAGACAGTGAAGGACTTTCTGCTAATCAATACTATATACTAGCTGACTTCATTGATGGAGAAATCACTATGAAAGATCTTTCAAAATTAGTAAAGTCTAAAGAAGTACAAAAAGAATTAAAGGGAGAAGATGAAATCGATATGGAACATATTGAAGAATTTTCAGAATCTTTAGTTACTGAAAAAGCTAAATTTAAAGTAGGAGATACTACTGAAAATTCAATTGGAAGTGAAGTTGAAATAATCGCTATCGATAATTGGAGAAAGATATCAAAACAATTTAAAAAAGAAATGGGATCAGATGCAGATTCATACGGATATGAAGATACTGCAAAGGGAGATTACTATCTTGCTAAAATTGTTAAAAGTGAAGAAGGTGATGAAGGTGATTTAGGTATATTCCCAGTTGAATACGATTACGCAAATTACTGGGGATTAGGAGAATCATTAATGAATGAGGCCTTAGATATTAAATATAAAAGAGATGCAAAGAAAGTATTAACTCAATACAATAAAATATTTGCAGAACTAGGAAGCTTAACAGCTGATAAAATTTCTCACTTAGGAGCTATTAAATATATTTATGCTGAAGCATTAACTGATGCTAATTTCCATAGAGAAAGAACAGCTACTGAAAAAATTATCAAAGGAAGATTAGGAAGTGTTACTGTTAATCCTTTAACTCTTGGTAAACAAGCTATTATAGTAGGAGCAAAGAAAATATCACAGATATTAGATGAGTATTATTCTAGAATTTCAAATGCTGCCGGATGGTCAGGTATTGGAGTTGCTGAAGGCACTGCTCTATATTTAGAATCTATTGGTGAATCTAAACTTGCTGAAAAATTATTAGCAGGATTTAACGCAGTAGAAGAATCAGTTAAGTTTCAATTAACTGAAGAAGAAATTTCTTTAAAAGAATCTAAATTTAACGAAGTAATCAATTATGTAATTAATGAAGGAACTAGAGGCCAATTTGGTAAAATAGACAAGAAAGGAAATATTACTTCAGTATATACTCACTATGATTCATATCCTGAAAACATGTTGCCTATTATTAAATCAACCTTTAAAAGTGGTAAAAATGTAGATTTTGTTCTTAAAAATGGAGATAATTCAGGTTTAGATAAAGACGTTAAGAAAATTAATTTCTATGGCGGAGATGTTAATCTGATGAAAGGTAATGTTAAGAATATTAACAAATATATTAAAGATGCAAATTACGAAGGTGGTGCAGAATTCGTTTATTTATGGGATGAAGGTTCTAAAAAATGGATGATGGCAGATATCTACGGAGAAACTGGATTAGTTCCAGCATTTGAATCAAATATTTATGAAGGTACTACTACATCTTTAGATGAATTTACAACTGACACTAAAAGTTACTCAGGTGCTTTAGCATATTCTTTTAAGAATCATAAAAAGAATTTTGATAAAAATATTAAAGTAAGTGTTGCTCTTGGAGATAAGTTTAAATTTACAAATGAAAAAGGAGGTATTGTAATGCAAAGGTCTCACGGTTCTGAATTTGACACAGTATGGTTATCAGCTGATAAGAAAAAAGCTCAAAAAGTCGCAGATTGGCTTAAATCAGAAGGTGCTGAAATTGTTCTTTTTGGCCCAAAGACTAGATCATTTGTTGGTAGCAAAGAAGAATTTATCGATAGATATTTATAATAAAAAATAAAAATAAACTGACCTGGATTTTTCCGGGTCAAGTTTTTTAATTATATTAGCTATATACATGGAACTAAATAACAACTTCGTAGATTTTATTCAACATCACGCAGATGCACATGGCATGACCAGAGAGGAATATGTTGCACATTATATGAGTGAAAATAAGAGTAAAGTTTTATCATTTGATGAATATATCGTTGAAAAATACAATACACTTAAAGAAGAATTAATCTTAGAAGGCGGTGCAGCTGGTCACATGTCTCATCCTTTCGATGAAAAAGATTTAACATTCGCAGATTTTAAAAAGATCGTAACGTCTGGTCTTCAAGGAGAATTAAACTTTGAAGAGGTAGCCACTGAAAAAACAGACGGTCAAAATCTATTAGCAACCGTAAAAAACGGAGTTACGATGTTTTCTAGAAATAAAGGTCAATTAATTAGTCCCGTTGATTTAGACGGTATTATAGAAATGTTTGAAAAGCATGAGGTACCTTTAGTGCGAGAAACATACGTGTTTGCAGCTAAAGATCTAAATGAAGCTCTTCCAAAAATTAAAGATCAGTCCATATTTAATGACGGTAAAGATTTTATAAATATAGAATTAATCTATTCTAAAAACCCAAATGTAATCTATTACGAAAGAGATGTTCTTCAATTTCACGATATTCAAGAAACTGATGGGAATGGTAATATTACAGGATCTAGAAAAATAGCAGGAGAATTAGTCAAAGCTTTAAAGGAAGTAGATGCCGATGTTCAAAAGACATTTACAATAATTCCTCCTCAGATTTTAAAACTAGGTAAAGATATTAATTTTGATAAAAATCAAGCTAAATTTATAAAGCAGATTGAAAAATTAAGAGATCGTTATAACTTAACAGACGGTGACGAAGTTTCTAGATATCATGAAATGTGGTGGAGAGAAACAATAGATGCAAATTTCCCCGATTTACAACAAGACTATAAGGAAGGTTTATTATTAAGATGGGCTTATGGAGATAAAAAGTCTTTAAATATGAGATCACTTGCAAAGGAGATAGGAAAAGATGAAGCTGCTTCTGTTAAGAAATTTGACAAAGAAGATGTTAAAAAGAAATATAAAGAAAACATTAGACCGTTTGAAGATTTATTTTTAGAACTAGGGTCTATAATTCTTATGAATGCTTCTAATTTTGTAGCTGCAAATCCAGACAAAGAGATGCAAAGACTACATAATCAAATTAGATCAGAATCTGAAAAGATCAAAAAAGATGGAAGCGTTACTCAGATCGAAAAGGTAATGAAAGAACTAGAGAGATTAGATAGAATTGGAGGAGTAGAATCTATCATACCAACTGAAGGAATAGTTTTTGTATATAAAGGAAAGACTATGAAACTAACAGGTACTTTTGCTGCTATCAATCAGCTGATGGGAATCATAAAGTACGGAAGATAAATAATATAATATGGCACTTAAAAAACTAAGACAAGTATTTCAGGAAACTAATATCAATGCATTTCAAGATATGTTGAATAGCAGGGTTCTAGTAACTGAAAAAATACAAGGAGCTTCATTTCACGTTAGAAGAAACCAGACTAAATTTGAATATTACAAATCTGGAGATTCTAGAATGAACATGATAGACAGAACAATAGTAGGTTTATATGAAACAGGTGTCAAGCACATCCAAAGTCTAGATCCTAGTATAAAGGAACAAATGCCACATGATTGGAAATTTGGTTTTGAATATTTACCTGAATTAAACGTGTCAGAATATAAATATACTAAACTGCCTAAAAACAATTTAATACTTACTCACATTCAAACTATGAATGAATCAGGTAAGATTAAAAAAACAATTAGCGATCCAGTTATATTAAATAAATGGTCAAAGATATTAGAGGTTCAAGGACCTAGCATTGTATTTGATGGTATGTTATCTCAAATGCAAAAAGAAGAATTAATAACTGTTCTATCTATGTCAGATAAGGAGTTTTCTGAAGCATTTGATTATGATCCAAATACAGATGCAAGATTACCTTTTACCCAAAAGATGATTAAGACATTTAATCCAAATGCAATTTCTCCTACGTTAAATGAAGACTTTGAAGTAGAAATTGACGGATTAATAGTTTCTTTTATTGATGAGAAAAAATCTAGATCTTTTAAATTAGAAGATTTTACAAGAACTGTTAGTGAAAATAAGAGATCAAGCCACATGTATCAAATTACTATTGCTGGTCTTATTGAATTTATTTCTACATTTGAAATGAAAGACATTCAACTAAATGAAGAAACAGCAGACTGGAGATATATTGAATTAATGTCAGTGATGTTTAATACGTATGTTAAAGAACACTCTGCTAAGTTTATTGGTGTTAACTTTGAATCAGCTGATTTTGCAGATTCAGATTCCTTTAAACTAAATACTAAATACATTAAGAACGAGACCACTCTTTCTTATGTTGAAAACGAAATACTTGCAGAATTATTTAAAATAACTTTAGGTTCTTTTAGAAAAAAGAGAAGCAAGGAAAGCGATATCATAAATGCAGAAATGTTAGAGCATTTAAATCAAATAGTAGAAACTATAGATAAGAAAGTATTTGTAGAGAATACCGATGAAAATTCCATATACGACTTTAATAATTTCATATTACATAATAAAGTAAAGACAAGTGTTAATTTAAATGAAGCACTTAAAGTAGATCATCCTGAACAAGGAGGAGAATTAGTAAATATGTTTGTTGGTAGATTCCAACCATTTACACTTGGACATGCTAAAGTATTAGAAACTATACACAAAGAAAATGGATATCCTGTGGTTGTTTTATTAGTAAAAGCAAAGAATAAGAAAAAGGAAGATGCATTTAAAAGACCTTATGATGAGAAGACACAATTAGATATGTTTAAGGCGGTTCAAAAACAATATCCATTCTTAAAAGAAATCTTTGTAATTCCAACCGGAGGTATTGATACAATGTTCAATGCAATGAGACCAACTTATGAACCCGTATTATGGGGAACAGGAAGCGATAGAATGAAAACTTACGGATTCCAAGTAAATAAAGATTCTTATAGAGAAGATCTTGGAGTTAGGAGTGATTTTGGATTATTTGAAATTCCAAGAACAGACAATAATATTTCAGCGACTCAGGTTAGAAATGCAATGTTAGACGGAGATGAAAAACTATTTAAGTCTACAACACCAAAGGCCTTACATAAAATGTATGGTGAACTTAAGAAAAAATTAGAAGATTCAGTAGGTGCTTCAGAATCAAATGAAGTCACTGAATCATTATTAACATTTAAACAATTTTTAGAAAACAATGGATAGGTACGATTTTGAAAGAGCACTACATAGTGCTGCAAAAACCAATGCTGAAAATGAAGCATTAATTATAGAATCCTATATTGGAGTTGCATCAACCGGCAGTAAGGCTGCCCAACAGAATTTATTTAATTCAATTAATAGAACATTTAAAAAGAATAAGTGTCCATGGCAAGGTGTTAAGTTTACTTCAACACAGGATGTTAAACAACAACCTGATGGTAGGTTATGGCTTTCTAAAATGGATGACGATACATTCGGAGTAGTTTTTCAATATTTAATGTTAAATAAAAGCGAAGCAAACGAATTGTTTAATATTGGAAGAGACGATAATGGAATTGGTGCTGGAGAAATAATGCTAGCGTATATTGTAGAAAATATAAAAATAGGTGGAGGTGCGGCCGATACTGACTTAGAATTATATAATGAAAGGTGGTCACCAATTAAACCACCCCTTGGTAAATGTGAGTTAAAAGAAGCTCAAATGTCAAAGGGCATGTTACAAAATTGGAGAACAGGTGCAAAACACCAGGGAATTAATAGTACTTATGTACCGAAGTTAACGGCATTATATGACGCAGTAAAATATAATATTGAAGAAATCAACCCGGACGGAGATGGTAAAGATATGGCTGCCGGTGGAGGTTGGATAAATGAATGGGGAACTGTAGGTGGAAAAAGATTTAAGCATATTCAAAATTTAACTAAGACAGATATTCAGGCCCTTTCTTCTAGTGAAAGAGATTTTAAAATAGGTCCTGGAGATAAAGATAACGGCGCATTAGTAATTAAATTTAATGACGTAGAATTAGGAAAGCTAAGTGACTCTAAAACTGCAGAAAAAATTAAAAGTATAATAGAGACTGAGCCTTCCGTTAGAACATTTACTGAAATACAAGACGATGTAATTTCAGCAGTAGGAGATATACCTACTCCATTCCTTTTTATAGAGTCTAAAGATCATGAAATAGTAGCTTTTCACTATTACAAGAAATTACCTGGAAAAACTAGCAAATTACAAATATATTCTATTACACAAGGTAAATTTAAATATAAAATAAAGCCTAACCGAGTTTAAATAAACAAATACAAATAAAAATGAGCACTAAAAAAACATTCGAAAGCTTTGTAAATTCAATGAACGAAAACGTTGATTTATATAAAGTATACAAAAAGGTTTCTGGGAAATATTCCTTGAGAAAGCCTTCTTATTGGGGAGATCTATTTAACCAAAGAGCTTCTATTCCATATAGAGAATTAACTAAATATGATAAAGAATTACATTCCTTAGACGTATACACTACTAAAGAATTAGGATGTCATAACGAATATCCATTACAATCTAACTTTAAAGTTCAAGTGCCACAGGTATTTGTATTATATTGTAACACTGAATCAGGTGAGCTTGGAGAGTATTATGGAATGAGTATTCTTGTAAATACAGAAGGAGCAACATATCCAAGATATGCATGTGGTATGCCAGATTTCGAACCAGAATTACATAACTTTGTAAATGGAATTCCTGAAAGCTATTTAAACATTGTAACGACTGGTGCTCAATTGTTACATGAACAGATGATAGTTGAAGGTCAATTTTCATGGCTTACATCCGATACAAACACACAAATAGGTTCTGAAAGACAGAACATGATTACAGTATTTATGTATGATAATATGGGTAACAAGTGGACGGAAAAGGATTATGAAGGATATGGTGAATTTGGTGGAATGGATTATTATGATCTTGTTGCTACAATGAATGGATATACTGAAGAAGATGTTAAAACAATGAAAGGTTCATTTAAAGAATTAAGACAACTTGGTATTGATTTAGCATTCGGTAAAATAAAGACCAAAGATAAAAAGAAAAAGACATTATTCCCTGCATTAGTTGAAGATCCAAGATTTAATTGGAAAAGACATGACTTTACTGAAGAAGCAGAAACTGATCCAAATCAATCATGGTATCAAGAACCTGAGTATGATGATTATGAAGATGATGACGATTACGAAAACGGATGGTATGAATCAAAGGTTACTGAAGCCAAAAAGCTTACAATTAAAGATGTTGAAAAGGCATGGGATTTTTCTTATGGTGAAGATTTTGAATATGAATATGGTAGTGTCTATGTTGAAATCATGGGAAAATATAAAGGTAAAATTACTAAAGATGAATTAGCTAAAATATGGGACGACAAGTATGGTGAAGATTTACAAAGTGAACATGGTGGATTCTTTGATAAGCTAGACGAAAATTTAAATGAAGCTACTGTAGTAATGGATGCAATAGATCCTAAATCAAAAACACTCAAAAAGCTTTTAAAGAAATATAATGTTAAAATGAAAGTTTTAACAATGAACGGCCCTGGTGGCAATTGGCCAGAAGTTGAAATGACAGGTTCAAGAGAAGATTTACAATCGGTATTAGCCGATCCTAATGGATGGGACGATCCTGAATTAGGAGAATACATTGAAGAATCTAATATATTAGAAGCTAGATCTATTAACAAGATTTCAAAGGAATTTGGAGAAACAGTTAATAAGATGAAAGATATTGTAAAGATATACATCGCTGCGGAAGATGGAAGTGATGAGAAAGCAGCAACTAGACAGCAGCTAATAGATTTAACAGCAAAAAAGAAAGCTCTTACAAATGAACTAGATGATGCAGTAGCTGGTAAAAACAAAGATGTAAAATTAGTTATCAGTGAGGGTGTTATGTCTGACATTCACCAAATGATAGGTAATCACAAATCATTTGATACTTTTCAGAAAGAATTCTTTAAAGAATACGGACATAAGAAAGTAATGAAGAAAACTCCAGAGTTTTTAGAATGGTTAAAGGCACTATATAATGATTTTGAATATACGTCAGGTGAAGCTGTTGAAGAAAGGTATACTAAAAAGTCATTATTAAAAAAATTAGGAGATGCAGATGATGCAATGATTCAAACCGGAAACGGAAAAGAATATATCATTTATAATCCTGATTCTAATAACGATGACAATGCTGCAATGTGGCATGATAAATCAGTATTTGCACTAGATCAAGACGGTGGAGAGCATGAAATAGCATATAAGGATATAGGGCTAGTAATGGTAGAATCAGCAGTTAATGAAGATGTGTATGCAGACTTAGAAGACACTATTTCTAATATGGAATTTGATGCATATCAAAACTTAGCATCTGAATTTGGTATAGATGCTGAAGATCCCAACGAAATGATGGACTTTATTCAAAATGAACTTGACAAGAAGGGTGCTAAACTCTTAATCAAGAACATTGAAAAAGGAGTTTATGAATCATTAGTTAATGAAAAGGACGACGCTGGTGACCACTTAGATAATCTTGCAGATTTAGTAGGTAAAGCTAAAGATTTCTTTGCAATCGGTAAAGAATTAAAAGCAGGTAAATACAAATACGACTATAGTGATAGTATGATGCCAATGTATACGATAAAAGCAGATGGTTTTAAATTTGCAATACTTAACAAAAGATATGTTGACGGCGGCGATAGAGAAGTTGGAGAGATTGCTATTGGCCTAATGGAATCAATGGTTATTGAAGCTAAGGGTTTTAAAAACGATGAAGATTTCGAAGAATTTTTAAAAGAAATCGATGCTATGCCAGAAAGAGCAGTTAGAAAGATAATGGGTAAAGAATATATCGATACTCCTGGTTTTTATCAAGATGAAAAAGACAATTATGATGATGTAATTGACTTCATGATTTCAAACATGGGTGCAAATATTTATCACCAATTAGAACAGTGGTGGGAATTAAACGTAATGAAACCGGGTCTTAGAGAATCTAAAATTCAAATAAAAAGAAGATATACCGATAATCATCCTGCACAAACTTCAGGTAGAACTGCTAAAGTCAGAAACGCAATGATCGAGGCATTAGCGGATGGTGTATTAACAGAAGAAGAATTCAATAATATTCTAAAAGAAAAATCAATCGATAATAAAAGATGGATGAGAAGAAATTCTAAATACTTTACAGTAAGTGAAAATGGAATTGGTCTTTCTAAATTTGGAAAAAGAATATTAACTGGAATTAAACCAGTTGTTAGTTTAACATTAGAATCTTTTATTAACGAAGCTAATTATATTAAATTTAAAGGAAAGAAAGTAGATATTAGTTCATTAGAAATGGAAGATGTTGATATGAAAGATTATCCAGATTTCACAGATGCATTCTTTAGTTATGGTGAATATTCTAATGGAAAAGAAATGACTGACGAAGAATTATCAGATTTCACAGATGATAATCCAGACTTAGCTAATGAATTAGCACATGATTCCTTACATTAAAAGATATATACTATTATAAACAAAACAATATAAAATGAAACTATATACTAACTTCGATAATTTTATCAATGAAGCAAAGGTTATGAAGCAGAAAGATACTGCTAAAATAGCAAAAAAATTAGCAGCTGCTCTTTCAAAAGCAGACGGAAAAGAATTCACAATTTCTAAAAATTCATTAGATGCCGGTGGTTTTGATCTAGATATGGATGGAGACGAATATGCAGGAGGAACTTATTTTATTGGTGATGCTGGTGAAATAGTAAACGCAGCAACACATAATGATGTATATGGCAATATTGACGATAGCGAAGCTGAATTAGTTAAAACAATTAAAAAGGGTAAATTTGCAAAATACAGAGCAACTGAATCTTTAAAACTTAATGAAGCTCTAGCTTCTTCCAAGTTAAGAGGATTAATAGACATCAAAAAAGGTGGTAAGGAATTAATTAAAGGTATATACGGTCTTGCTAAAGTAGCACTAGATAAAGTTACCGATGATATGATAATTTCTAATAGCAACCCAGTTGAAGTTTATAAGAAAGCAAAAACATTCGGAAACGTAATTGTATTTTGGATTTCTAGAAATGAAAAAGAAAATGAATATGCTCCTTCTTCCGGAAGATATGTTGAAATGATTCCTGGAAATTGTTTATTAGCTGTTTCTAATGGAAAAAATGAAATGTTTCAGAACGATTCAATATGGAATAGAAACAGCGACACAATAGGTGGTAAGAAAAACACAAGAAGACTTAAGAACATGGGTAAATACCCTGGATCTAAAGATACTGTCGGTGTTAACAAATCACACAACCAATATAGTGGAACGGGATTAGGTAACATTAAAAGAATTGCGGAAATGTCTGACGAATGTTACATTATTAATTTAGACACATTAAGAGCTTCTTTATCTACCGATGATAAGACATCTGCAAGAGCAGAGGCAAAATCTGGAGCTACTGCACTTACAAACCCTAAGAAAATCAAAGAGGATAACTTAACAAGGTATAACGATATTCTTGCGAAGAAAGCTGATAACCCAGATAAAATAGACAAGAAAGTTAAAGAAATTATCGAAGATGCACACCAATTCTTAATGGCTGGTTTAGCTAAAAAAGAATTAGGAAACTATAACGAATTAACAATAGGAAAAGACCCTAAAGGAAGAGAAATTAGACCTAGAGATTTAACCAATTATATTGCAAATATATTGTCAGATTATCAAGGATATGTTTCAGCATACGTTAATATGAAAACTGAAGAAGAAAAATTCGGTTCATCAAGTTCTTGGTATATGAGAGATGCTAAGCGTAAAGCACTAGAGCTTAAGCAAAGAATGGCTAAATGGGATAATAAAAACATAGTTTGGTAAAATGAAAAAAGTAAAATTATTTGAACAATACATTAATGAATCAGCTATCGATTTATTAGCAGATGAAATAGAAGATGCAAAAGCATTTGATGCGTTTTCAGATGGACAATCAGTTCAAGCAAGATCTACTAAAAAAACATGGGATGATGGTGTTCCAGTTTTAAAGTATATTGCTAGAGCTCCAAAAAAATCTGTTAAATTACCTAAGAAATTTAAAGTAGTAGACGACACTAAATATGGATGGTGGTATTTACAAGTATCAGGAGTATGGTATGGCATCGAACAAGGTGATTATGGAACTCCACCATTTGAATATTAAGATATGGAATTAAACGAAAACGAAAACTTATCACTTGGCGATATGGCCGGAATGGGAGAAGTCTCTTTACCAACTGAAACATCAGTTGGATCAGGGGATATTCCAGCCGGAAAGGGAGATGCCGAAGAAGAGTATAAGAAGAAGAGAAATAAAAAGAAACAACGCGAAATGAAAAACATTATATCATTTGAATCTTTCGGATCCACCAATGAAGCTAAAGCATATAAGTTAAAAGCTTCTGAATTTGGTGGAGATACGCACTCAGCAGCATACAATGTAAAGGGCGAACCTACTTGGAGAGTTCATAGTACTTATGCTATTGATCAATTATCTGGTGAAAACAACCCAGAAGAAAGAGATGTAGTTTTCTTTGAAGCAATGCCTATTAATAATGACATATACATTAAGATTGGTGGAATCAATAACCTTAAAAGAACTAATGGTTCTACATACGGTAATAACTTTGGCACTACTATTGAAGAATGGAAAAAGGATCCAAAGAGAATTGCAAAAGAAGCTTCCGAGTTTCTTACTGATGCAACACATCTTAAATGGATAAACAAAAAAGCAAGAAGTCAAGGTCAAACAATTAAATGGGCTTTGAAGGACGATTATTCTACTGTTATTGAAGATCTAGTTAATAAATCATTAGGTTTAGATGAATCAGTAGTTACTGAAGGTAAATTTGATGGTATTGGAGATTTAGTAAAATCTTTACATTTCGAAATGGATCCTAAAACTGCCGAAGAAAAGAAGATTGAAATAGGTTACAGACAAGGAGAAGTAACAAAGCGTAAACAAATTGAAGGTGGTAATTATTCACTAAGAAGATTCAGAAAAGAAATTAAATATTGGGACGGTAATAAAAGAGATCAAGAATGGGCAGAAGGCGTATTTGCAGGTCCAGAACACTACAATACTGTAAAGTCAACATTAGGAGCTGGTCCTCATAAGAAAGCTGTTAAGAAAGTAAGATGGACTCAAAGGAAATATGACCAATGGTTAGAAGACGTTGCATCAAACGACGGTTGGAAGAATGCCTATGATATGGCACAAAACGCCCAATTCGAACCAGGTCTTATTGATTGGGTTGAGAAAAACTTTAGAGGTGATGATCCAATGCAAAGAATCCAATGGGATATTGAAGCATTTGCAGAATCAACATCCACTAAACTGACTCATTTAAAATCTATTAATGAAGATGTTATTTTAGATAAAGAAACAGATGATGAAATATTCGATTCAGAAACATACTATACAATAAGTAAGGTTTTAGCTATTGCTAGAAAATCTAAAGAATGTAAAGAAGCATACAAAAGAGAATCTAACTTCGGTAATGGTTTACAAATGGCAGAGCGTTTAAAAAAGGAATTTCCAAAAATTCAATTTAGATGTAGAGTTTATAGATCAGAATGGAATTATGGAGGTAATTTGTGTTTAGCTATTGATCTTCGAGGAAAATCATGGAAACATGAAGTATTTAAGTTTTCTTCTAACAACTCAACTCGTAGACCTAATTATTCATTTGCAAAATTATTCAATGGAACCAAAAAAGTATCAACTGGAAAGGTAGAAGATGAATGGGGTATGGGAATTGTCCATGGATCATATCAATCTATTTCTAGCTTTGATAAATTTATGGATGATGTAGTTGGAGTTTTCAAAGATTACAAAAGAGTAAACGGAGTAGAATTTGACATGAAAACTATTTTAGCAGGTTTTAAAGCTAATGATAAAATATTAGCCGAATGGACTAGATTAAAGCCAAGAATCGAAAAGCAATATGACATCGCAAAGGCAAGCGGAAGAAAAGCACATAGAAGAATAGAATTAAGAATGCCTTATATTAGAACAGCTGAAAAGAAAGTTTATTATAAGACTGACGAGCCAAGAGAATTAAGACATCCTGATGAATATGGTGAAAGTGCTTATAATATTATAGATGGAAGAGATTACGCTAAGTACGAAGCTGCCCAAGCTAAGATTTCAGATATGATTGAAAAGTTTTGTAAGAAACATAACTTTGAATTTGTATGGGCCGCTAGCTGGTAATCTTTAAAATATTTAAACAATTTAAGAATGCTCTGTATAACTACAGAGCATTTTTTATTAATAAGATATGGACAAGATGAGATTCGCATTAATTGCACACGATAACAAAAAAGCAGACATGGTAGCATTTGTCTCTAAGAGATTAGATTTCTTTAATAGCGATGCAGTGGATATAGTTACGACAGGAACTACGGGGAAAAAGGTAGAGCATGCTGGAATTGATAGAGTTTCTACTGTTCAAAGTGGTCCTCTAGGTGGAGATGCTGAAATAGCGGCAATGGTAGTTAGAGGAGAAATCACAGGCGTAATATTCATGAGAGACCCTCTCGATAAACATCCACATGATGTAGATATATCAATGCTAATGAGACTTTGCGATGTCCATGACATCCCCTTGGCTACCAACTACAGCACTGCAAGTATTCTTATCAAGTGGTATAGATCTAAATATAAAATATAAACAATTTAGTCTTTTTAAGTATAATATAATATGGATAACATTATCTTCAGACCCGGAAATTATAAAACATGGTCAATTAAGGCGATAGAGAAAATCGAAGCTGTCATTGATTCTTGCGTTACCTTTGATCATCTAGATTCTGCTAGAAAACTAGTTGATCAATTTTCTATAATTACTGCGCTTGAACAGGATGATGAAAAATCCATTGAAATAATTATTCACCAACTGTGGCTCAGAATTAAGTTACAAGAAAATAAAATAAATGGATCAAAATAAAGGTAAAATAGGATTTACAGCAGGGAACTTCGATCTTCTTCACCCCGGATATATTTACACATTCGAAACAGCAAAAGAACACTGCGATTACTTTATGGTATTTCTACAAAGAGATCCTTCGGAAACTAGATTTACTAAATACAAGCCAGTAATTCCATTATACGAAAGATATAAAACTTTAATGGCTATTAAATATGTAGACGAAGTAGTTACATATCAAACAGAAGAAGATCTTATTAACTTAATGGAATTTTATAAACCAGATGTTAGAATTTTAGGAGATGATTACATTGGTAAAAGATTCACAGGAGATCACATGCCAATTGAGGTTCTTTATACAACTAGATCACATAATTGGTCTACGACAAGAATTAAAGATTTAATAACTAAGCAAACCATCTTACAGAATCCTTCTATTGTAGAAGAAAACGTAAAGTCATTAACAGCTGATGAAGCGGCTAAAATAATTAATAACAAATGAGAATAATAGTAACTGGTGGATTTGGATTTATAGGATCTGAATTTGTAAACACGATTGGTAGAAAAAACCCAACAGCAGAAATTGTAGTAGTTGATAAAATGACTTATGCTGCAAATCCAAATAACATTAAAACTAAAGTAACATTAATTCAGAAAGATATTTGCGAAGTAACAGTAGAAGATCTAGGAGAATATGATTTCCTTGTTCACTTCGCAGCTGAGAGTCATGTGGATAATTCTATAAAAGACGGTAGACCTTTCGTTAGAACAAACGTTGAAGGAACGTTCAATCTTTTAGAGTGTGCTAGACAAAACCCTAATCTTAGAAAATTTATTCATATTTCTACAGATGAAGTTTACGGCGACATGGACGACATTAGTAAGGACGTAGTAGCGGATGAAGAATTTCCGCTAGTAGCTTCTTCTTATTATTCGGCGACTAAAGCATCATCAGACATGCTAGTCCTTTCAGCTAACAGAACATTTGATCTTCCATATATTATTACCAGAACATGTAACAATTATGGTGCCCATCAACATAAAGAAAAATTTATCCCAACTATCATGCGCTCTATTAAAGAAGGAAAGAAAATTCCTGTTTATGGAGATGGAAAGCAAGTTAGAGAATGGATGGACGTAACAGACAACACTTTAGTTATTTATAACTTAATGATGTCAGACCGAATTAACGAAGTATTTAATATTGGTTCAGAGGAAAGATACACTAATTTAGAAGTTATTGAAATGATAGGAAACATCATGGGCAAAACTCCTGAATTTGAATTTGTAGCAGACCGTCTCGGACATGATAGAAGATACGCACTTAATAGCTCAAAGGTAAATGCTATTTTAGGAGAAATGATCCCTTTATCCTTTGAAGAATTTTTAAAAGAAGAAACATTTAAACTACTAGAAACTCAATTATGAATAAGAAATTAATCGAAATGCTAAGAGCTAGTGCCTTAGCTGAAAAATCAAAAGCACTTTTATCTTTAGATCTTTTAGGAAATAAAGGATCTGGTATTGGAGATCACTCAACTGGTGATTTCTATAAAAATGCAGAAGAAGCTTTATCAATGTTAGTTGACGCTGATGATAAGTTAGAAGCACTTGACAAGTATTTTCCAGAAGATTTGTAAAACATTGCACTTTTTTTGAAAAAAAGCAGCCCGAGATTTTTTTATCTCGGGTTTTTTTGTTATATTAGTATAGTAATTAATAAACAAAGCAATAAATGAAAAGATATTCGAAAGGAATTAAAACTAACGACCACACGTTAACAGATGTATTTTCAGCCTATGAATGTAATAGAGAAACTCAATTCGTAGAAGCCTTTTTTGGCAAAGAAGAAATGAACACTGTAATCGAAGCATGTGGTTTATCCAGCATTGAAGATATAGACAGAAAATTAGAAACACCTATCACAATTGGAATGGCAACCAAAAGAGCTGATCTTACGTTTGAAGACGAAGGACAGATGTATTATTTTGAAGTGATGAGTCAATCTCAAAAGGGTAAATGGGACAATGATCACCATGAACAGTTCTATCTTAAATCTAATAGACTTAAACAGGACTACGAACAAGTATATTCATTTGCAATCGCGTTTAAAGAATTCGACGCACCCTATCTTAATGAATTTTCTAAGATGGAAGATTCTTATGCTATACACCTAAGGTTCAATGATCAAGGTTATTTTGCAGATGTATATGGAATAGAAGAAAAGAAGGAAAAGGTTTCAGTTAAACTCGCTTCACTTGAAGAGCTTGGTTTAAAATGGATGAAAGTCGCTTCATCTGAAATGGGATTCAAAAATAGAAAAGAATTACCACACCGTAGTAGATACCTTTATATTGGAAAGGCTTATACTGGTTCTAGATTAGGTATCGAATGGGTTATTAATCAAAAGAACCATGACCTTGGAATTAAAATATCAGGATATTTAGTTAAAGATCATGGACTTACTAGAATCATAGATGAAACAGGAAAGATAATTGATAGTATAAAATCTAAAGTTCCAGGATTTGAATTCGTAAAAGAAAGTTCAGGTGCCAATGATAAAACAATTTCATTTAAATTTGACAACACTGATTTCTCAGAAGAAAATATAAAGTTGCTAAAGGATATCACAGTTGCTTTCGCCGAAGAATTAGGAATAGAAAACTTACTAAAATAAAACAAAGATGAGCAAAGAAGACGTAAAGGTATTGGTTAATCTACTAACCGATGCAGCAGATGAAATTAAGTATGCAAATATGGACCACGAAACACAATTTGCATATAACGAAGGAATTGAAGATCTAATAATTCTAGTAGAATCAAAATTAGAAAAATTAGCCGTAAACAAAACGCATATATAGAGTATAATAGTTAAACACATTCTTATGAAAAGTATCTTAGAAGAAGCAAACGAAATTGTAAACAACAGGAGTGAAGAAGCGGATCGTAATTACGGTCCTTTTTCAGAAGGCATGGACAGAGCTGCCCTAATATTTAAAGGTATGACAGGCCATGATGTAAGTGGCGCTGATATGTTTAAAGCATTAGTTGCTCTTAAGTTTTCAAGAGAAAGTTACAATCATAAAAGAGATAATCTCTTAGATGCAGTAGCATACATTCAAGGTTTAGATAATTACGAAAACGGAAAATAAATGAAAGTACAGGTAAGAAGAACCGAGTATCGATATATTGCCGAAGCAACTCCTATCGTAACATTAGACACTGAAAAATTCCCTAATTATAAAGGAACAACTGAAGAAGAATTCGTTCAATACTTAGCAGAAAACTATTGGGAGCTTGAAGGAATGGACGAATTAGTAGGAACTGATATCGGGGTAAATGACGAAGAAACTCATAACGCATTAGGAGATTTGGTCTATTCCGAAATGGACGTATATTCTGATTCATCTGAAAAAGGATATGAAGGAGAAATACAAATAGGAGAAGAAGACCAATCATACAGAAAACATGGAGGATTTAACATAAAACACGGATCACAAATATGAAAATAGCATTAGTATTAGCAAAAGGAGTTGAAGGTTGTGGACTCACAAGACACACGATCGAATTTTATAATTGGCTTATAAAAGAAGGCCATGATGCCACGATTTATGCAGCGGTAGAAAAGAAATGGCCTCGCCATAAAACTACAGATATCGTTTGTACTGAATTTAAAAGAAAGGATATTCCTAATATTGCTAAAGAACTTGAAAAGAGCGATGTAGTATATTACACTTCATATCCACATAAATCAGTAGGAGATGAATTCAACGAAGACTTTATTGAACATTGTATTTATGGTTTAGAAAATCCTATTAAAATAGGAAACTGCCTAGATCATAACACTGCAAACTTAGCAAAGAATTATAAGTATTGGGAAATCATGAAATCAATGGACGCTATGTTCAACTATTCTGCAAGATCTAATTTTGCAAATAAATTAAGAGAACATGCACCTGATACTCCATTAATTGAAATGAATCTTAATCCTTATGACTATGATGCATGGTCTAATATTGTGGTTCCAGTTGAAGAACAAGAAAGAAGAACCACATACTTCGGAAGATTCGCTGGATTTAAAGATCCTTTTAGAATGTTCGATATTATGGAACTATTGAAAGGTAATAATTTCGTAACAGAATGTAGAGGAGTTGAAAGATCTATTGGAGCTCTTCCTATGTTTTTACAAGAAGATAGAAAAACTCTAAGAGAAGATATCTTTGAAGTTCATGAAATTAAAAACCCTGTTACATATCCACAAGTCGAAGACAGAATGTATATGTATGGGCCTTATAATTTAGCAGAAGGAATGGCAGAACTTGGAAAATCAATGTTTGGTGCAGAATTCTTTAACTTACCAGAAAGACTTTATGGTTCAATGATTGAATACGCAATGTGTGAAGTTATTGCAGCGGGAACTATACCGTTATTTGACAAACACTGGGGAACTCACGTTATTCACAGAACAGAAGGAGTTCCTTTCATAGAACTTGAAGATTTTGCAATCTTCGTAGACAAAGAAGATATTGCAGCTTCTATTCCACAGATTTTAGAATTAGCAAACAATAACGAAAGAAGAGAAGAGTTTAGAAAAAACTCTTTAAGATTAGCTAAATTACACAACGCACCAGAAGTTGTTAACAATGATCTCTTTGAAGCTATTAACAATGTTAATAAAAGATCAGTAGAAAAACCAGTAGAATTAAAAACAGATTCATTATTTTAAGTAGAATAATAAGTAACATTAAAAAGTAGCGAAAAATGGCAAACATTGACAACGAATGTAAAGATCTAGAAGTAAAAGATTTTTACGACCAATCAACAACACACTTAGCAGATATCATGGAAAACCAAAAGAAGATGCAAGAGCAGACTTATGGTTTAAACTTTGATGATATGACAATCCGAGAAATTATGGATTTCTGGCACTGTAACACACATGCAGTAGTTGACGAAATTCATGAAATGACAGATGCTCTAGGTGGTATTAAAGACGGAAGCGGTAATGCAGTATGGAAATACTGGAAAAAAGACTTCACTAAGTATGATAAGTTAAAAATTTCTGACATGTCCGAAGGCGACAAAAAAGAATTGTATATGGAATGGGTAGACATTCTACACTTCTTTATTAATTACGCCGCTTCAATTGGGCTAGATGCTAAAACAGCATACAACTACTACTTTGCAAAAGCAGAAGAGAATGTTAACCGTCAGAAAAATAACTATTAATGATATTAGATATTGAACAGAGAGACAGGGATGTTATCATCTCTTACTACGACACCGAAGGTAAAGTAGCATTTAAACAATATCCAATTTCACAGTATCAGAACTGGTATGTATGTAATGATAATGATAAAGGCAGAAGTCTAGATCATAAAAACTGGGATGGCAGATCAGTCAAACTAGGAAGTGCAAGAAGATATAATAAGTTTTCTTTAACTTATTTCTTAGATTCATTACCCGCAAAGGATAAAGAAGAAATCTTTGCATACAATATGCCTAAAACATACTTCGTCGATATTGAAACTGAAATCGTAGATGGCTTTCCAAAAGCCGAAGAAGCTAAAAGTAGAATCCTGTCATTTTCCATAATTACACCAGAACATAAGGCTATTGTATTAGGATTGGAAGATATGGATTCTAAAAGCATTCAAAAAATAGAAGACGATACTAATAAGTATTTTAAAGACTTTGATCAGGATTGGGAATTCAAATATCAGAAATTCGAGTCAGAATATGATATGGTCTATACGTTCTTAATGAAGTTCCTACCTAAGTTTCCAATGATGACAGGCTGGAACTTTATTAATTATGATTGGCAGTATATCGTAAATAGATGTAAAAGATTACAAATAGACATTGCTGAAGTTTCTATGACACAGTCTTTGGATAGAAATGATAGCAGACCTTTACATATTGGAATCTTAGATTACATGCAATTATATGATAAATATGATAGAAGTGTAAAGGTAAAAGAATCCAATGCACTTGATTATGTTTCAGGCCAAGTTCTTAATGTTAACAAGATTAAATTTACAGGATCTCTACAGGATTTATATAGAGATGATTTTGTAAAATACATTTACTACAATGTAGTCGATTCCGTACTGGTTTATTATATAGATCAGAAGTTGAAATCGATGGAAGTTCTTTTAACCTTGGCAAACATTACAAAGATGCCTCTATATAAAGCAGCATCACCAGTGGCAGTTACAGAATCCCTGATTGCACGAAAACTATCAGAAGAAGGTAAACGAATTGGATCTGAAAAGAAGGAAGACAGTGAAAAGAATGCACAATATGCAGGTGCTTATGTAAAAGAACCCATTACAGGGTATTATGCAGGTGTAAGTGCATTTGACTTCGCATCACTATATCCTTCTATAATGAGACAATTTAATATTTCACCCGACGCCTTTGTTGAAAAGGTAGCAAAGCATGAAGTCGCTGAGCGAAGAAAAGATAAAGAAGTAATCGTTTGTGAAAACGGAGTAGTATATAAACAAGAGACTTCAATGTTAAAGAAAATTCTAGGAGATTTATATGATCAGCGTAAAGATTATAAACAAACCTCATACGAATATTTCACTAAAGCCGACAGACTTAAAAAAAGATTAAGATAATCTTTTTGTCTCGAGAGGCAGTCTATTATTCTACATGAATATATAGACTACTAACGAGACCAATCTGTTACCAGTTGGTCTTTTGTAGACTTTAGGAACTAGTTAAAAAATTTAAGAAAACATAATTTATGAAACCATCAATATTTAAAGAAAGAATAGAATACAAACCATTTGAATATCCAGTATATTATACTGAAGGATGGTTAAAACAAGCACAGGCGTTTTGGTTACATACCGAAATTTCAATGCAAGGCGATGTCAAGGATTGGAATGAAACACTTACGGATTCTGAAAAGAATTTAGTTGGAAATATTCTTTTGGGGTTTGCACAAACTGAATGTGCAGTTTCAGATTATTGGACAGGAATGGTTACTAATTGGTTTCCTAAATGGGAAATCAAACACATGGCAATGTTGTTTGGTTCTCAAGAAACTATTCATGCAACCGCTTATTCTTATTTAAATGAAACATTAGGTCTTGAGGATTTTGAAGCATTCTTACATGAACCGACAACTGCAGAAAGATTTGATTATTTAATGAACACAGAGGCAGAATATTCACATGAAGATCTATTAAAAAACCCTTCAGCCAGGAAAGATGTTGCTAGATCTTTGGCTATATTTAGTGCATTTGGAGAAGGAGTTGCATTATACTCTTCATTCGCTGTTCTTTATTCCTTTCAAATGAGAAATAAACTTAAGGGAATTGGACAACAAATGAAGTGGTCAGTTAGAGATGAATCTCTTCATTCAAAAATGGGATGTCAATTGTTTAACCACATGTGTGAAGAATATACTGAGCTTAGAGATTCAGTTCAATCTCAGGTTGAAGAAGCTGCTAGATTAATGGTTGAAATGGAAATGAAATTTATTGATAAAATGTTTGAGATGGGAGATTTAGAAAATCTTAAGAAAGAAGATCTTAAAGAATTTATTAAGAAAAGAGCTAATGAGAAATTAGCAGAACTAGGATATCAATCTATTTTTGAATACAACGAAGAAAGTGCTTCTGAATTAGATTGGTTTTATCACCTAACAGGTGGACATACACATACAGATTTCTTCGCAGTAAGACCTACTGATTATTCTAAAGCAGGCGAAGATGAAAACTGGGATGAAGACGATTTGTTTTCATAACAAATCAATAATTCTAATATAAAATATATGATGATAAGAAATTACAACGACGCACCAAACCCCGAATACAATGAAAAGGGAAAAGAAAGAAACTTCGGAGAATCTGAAGGATGGAAATTAGGAGTAGACTTCCCAGTATGGGCTAATACTGAAGTTTATGTAAAGACCGTTTCCAAAGGATATTTACTAGAAGGAGAAACTCCAAAAGATGCATACTGGAGAGTATCAACGACAGTTGCACAAAGATTAAGAAAGCCAGAATTAGCAAGTAAATTCTTTGATTATATGTGGAAAGGATGGTTAAATCTTGCAACTCCAGTTTTTTCAAACACAGGTTCAGAAAGAGGTCTTCCAATTTCATGTTTTGGTATAGATGTAGCAGATTCAATTCACGACATAGGTTCAAAGAATTTAGAATTAATGTTACTTGCTAAACATGGAGGTGGTGTTGGCATCGGAGTAAATCAAATAAGACCGGCAGGAGCAACTATTACAGGAAACGGAACTTCAGACGGAGTAGTTCCATTTATAAAAATTTACGATTCTACTATTTTAGCAACTAATCAGGGTTCAGTAAGAAGAGGTGCAGCATCAGTCAATATAGATATAGAACATGATGATTTCTGGGAATGGTTAGAGGTTAGAGAACCTAAGGGTGATGTAAACAGACAATGTTTAAACGTACATCAATGTATTGTAGTATCTGATGGGTTTATGCAAAAGATCGAGGCTGGAGATAAAGAAGCTCGTAAAAGATGGGCTGCCGTGATTAGAAAAAGAAGAGCAACGGGAGAACCTTATATAATGTTTAAGGGTAATATTAATAGAATGAATCCCGATGCATATAAACAAAATGGTTTAAAGGTTTATATGACTAACATCTGTTCTGAGATTACTCTACACACTGATGAAAATCATTCATTTGTATGCTGTTTATCTTCTGTGAATCTTAAAAGATATGAAGAATGGAAAGATACTGATTTAATTTATACTGCAACTTACTTTTTAGATGGAGTTCTTCAAGAGTTTATTCATAGAGCGAAATATATGAGAGGCTTTGAAAATGCAGTAAGATCTGCTGAAAAGGGTAGAGCACTAGGTTTAGGAGTTCTTGGATGGCATACTTATTTACAAGATAGAAATATTCCATTCGATTCTTTAACAGCTCAATTTGAAACTAGAAAGATATTTTCACAAATCAAA